CAGTCCTTTTTAGCGCGTGACCTTAAAATAACCAGGGGGGTCTACGTCTCACCTTACAGTAAATGATATTTTCTTACAGATTCTTACAGAAAATTTAATTTACTGTAAGGACGTGCATATTATAGAAGGAAATAGGTATATTTTTCATTCTTACAGTTCTTACAGTAAAAAAATATATAGGGAGCTATAGTTTCTCCTGATGATGGTGGCGGACAGTTCGGGACCAAAAGGCCGCGGGTTCGAATCCCGCCACTTCGACTTCGCCCCGGAAGCGTTAATCTGTAAGGCTTCCGGGGCGATTTCATTTTGCCCGGACATGTTGAAAAACCTGTGAAATCGGTGGAAAACTGGGGGAAAAATCGGCATGAAAAAGGCCGGAGCTCTTCTGCAGCAACGGCTCCGGCCTGGGGGAAATGGGGGAAATTATAATAATATAATTACGTTTCTTTTCCCTGGGAAAAAGAGAGCGCGCCCTGGAAGCCTTGAAAATAAAGGCTTTGGGCGCGCTTTTTCTTTTGTCTTCTTCCCTGGTTACCCTGGCAGCTGCTGCCCAGCTGGATCCGCTGCCGGCGGTGCTTCCGGATCAGCAGCGGGTTCGGCCGGGACGACGGAGCCAGTGGCCAGCAGGAGACGGTCCATGGTGGCCGCGGCTTCCTGGTCCCGGGCGGGCATGGCGTCCGCATAGGCGCGCAGCGTGACGGAGGGATCAGAGTGGCCCATTCGGACGGAGACGGACTGCAGATCCACGTGATGCTGCAGGAGCACGCTGGCGTGGACGTGGCGCAGGCCGTGGAAGGTCAGCCCCTGGTAGCCGTGGGCGTCGGCGAAGGCCCGGAACCATTTGCTGGGGGTGTCCTTATTTACGCGGGCACCGTGCCGGCTGTGCACGATCCAGAAGGCGCCCTTCCATTTTTCCGGGAGGTCCTGGGCTTCCATGACATCGTCCCACATGGCGTCGTGGAGGATCCGGATCATGGAGGGCGGCAGCGTGATGACCCGGTCGCCGGCGTCCGTTTTCGGTTCCGAGATGAAGGCGCCGTCCGCGGGGGTGTACTTCAGGGAGCGATCCACCGTGATGGTGCCGGCGTCCCAGTCTATGTCCGAATATTTGAGGGCGCCGACTTCGCCCAGACGAAGGCTGCAGAGCATGGCCAGCAGGACGGCCAGCTTCAGCGGGGTCTCCGCTTCGGTGACGATCAGCTGCAGGAGGGCGATCACTTCCGGCTCCGGAAGGGTCGCCTTCTTTTTTTTGCGCTTTTTGGGGCCCTGCACCCGGTCCGCGGGATTGTATTCCAGGAGACCGACGCGCACGGCTGCCGCCAGCATCGTCTTCAGGCAGCCGAGATAGTTCCGGGCCGTCTTCGCGGAGAGGGGCTTTGCGGCCTGGGCGTCGGTGATCAGCTGCTCCCCCTTCCGGCGGGGGCGCTTCAGTTTGTCATCCGGCAGGCGGGTGCTCTTCCGGGGTTCCTTTCGGAGATTGTACAGCCAATCCGTCAGGCGGGCAGGCGTCAGATCCGTGAGGGGCAGGTCGCCCAGCTGCGGGAGGATCCGGGAGGAGAGGAGGTACCGATAGTTTGCCACGGTCACCGGGCTGGCGTCCTGGCTGAGGTGCTTCGTCAGCCAGGTTTCCGACCACTGGCGCAGGGTGGGGACTTCCGCGGGTTCGCCGGCGAGCCTGGCTTCCAGCTTCAGGAGCTCGCGTTCCGCTGCGCGGCGCTGGGCGTCCTCCGGAAGATCCGGATCCATCCGCAGCGGGATCCGGATCCACTGCCAGTCGCCGCCGATCTTGACCTGGGTGCCGATCCGCCAGGAGTTTTTTCCCCTATGTTCAACAGTTCCCAAAAGGCCGCGCCCTCCTTCTTTTTTGTCGTGATAAAAAAGTATAGTGGGGTATATATGTTTTTTTACTGTAAGACTGTAAGGACGGGGAGAAAACATAGCAAAAAGCCAATAAAATCAACGGTTGCGCGCCTTACGCGAACGCGCGCGGAAAGTGTCAGAAACGTGTAAGGAATGGCGGTTTTTTCTGTAAGGTGACGGAAAACAGGCGGATGCCTGCGCGTTTCATGCTGATGCCGCGGCGATGGCGCGCGGGAAGGATCCGTTGAAAGCGTGGGCAAATCATGGGCGGGTGGTGGGCTTCTCAGGAAAAGTCCGGGAGAGTGCCGGGAGCGTGCCGGGAGAGTGCCGGGAGAGTGCCGGGAGAGTGCCGGGAGCGTTCCGGGAGAGGCCCGGGAGAGATGGGGAAAAGCGTCAACGTGGACGCTTTTCAAAAATTATCGGATCCATTGATGTAGTCCGCTATGATACAGGGGACCATATAAGAGGAGTAGAGACCGTTCAGCGTGCCGTCCACGGTGATCTTGTCGCCTACAGCGAAGGGAATCGGATCTACGTGCAGGCGAAAATGAACGGTAAGCCGCGGGGTGTCTTCGCCGACGGGGACGGAGGCGTCCGGATCTTCGACCAGCAGCGTCATGTCGTAGTGGTTGTTTGCGCCGCACCAGACAATTTCAGAAATGGTGCCTTCGAGCTTGACGCGCTGCTCTTCCATGCTGGCGGGCGAATGATTGAAAATATATTTTTGCAGCTGAGAAAGAGAGAAGAACGTAGTGGCGTAGGCCGTTGCTGTGCAGCATACCAGGATCAGGCAGAAGATAACCGTGATGCGTTTTTTCATGTGGTCCTCCTGTGCGGTGATTTGTCGGTCAGCGGTTATTTCTGGCTGGGCCAGCGGGGCGAGCAGGATCCGCAGGGGCGGTATCCCATGCGGGTCGTCTCATCGGGGAGCCGGAAGGCGATGCGGTTCTCTGGGATGATCTTCGAGAGCTGCGGACAGCCGGCAGCGTGATATATTTTTGTTGATTTGTTGCCGATAAACTGGACCGGCAGGGCGAGATATGCGGCGCGGCGCTTTCGGCTGCGGCGAACCAGCAGGACGATGAGGAGGATCAGCACCGCGAGACCGATCAGCACCTCGACGATGTGCTGCTTAATCCAGACTGCGGAGATGATGGTCGCGATAAAGGAAAACAATCAGAGCAGCTCCTTTCTGTTTGTATAAATTGATGGTATAATTCCGCTTGCGGCCGAAAACAGCAGGGGCGCCCCGGCGGAAAGGATAATGGAAAATGACCAGGGAAGAAATCATTGACCGGGTGCGCCGGCTTGATCGGGAGCAGCTGCTTCAGCTGCAGCGGATTCTCGACCAGCTTTCAGGCCGGACAGAAAATCAGCCACCCGCGACAGGGCCGGATCCGGAAGAGACTGGATCTGGCTGATGATCGCATCCTTCAGCCCATCGTCTGAGACGGTGGGCTCTTTTTCTTTTTGGGCTTTTTTCTGGCCCTTGTCATCTGAGCGGCCCAGGAGATAGTCGACAGTTACGTCCAGCTTGTCCGCGAGATCGGACAGGACGGGATAGGACGGGAGCCGGTCGCCGGATTCCCACGCCGCGACGGAGCGCTGAGACATGCCGACCAGCTCTCCGAACTTTTCCTGGCTCAGTTTTAATTCTTTTCTGATGGCGGTGATCCGTTGAGATAAATCCATCTGCATCGCCTCCGGAAACATAATAGCACATTGAGTGTAAGGAAAAAATGCACAAAATGTGCTAAACCGCTTGACAAGCATACACTGATAGTGCTAAGATACAGATCCGGCAGCACTGAAAGGGGTGAAACGATGAAAATTGATCTTGCGGCGAGGCGAAAAGAGAAGGGGCTGACCCAGGCGGAGCTGGGGGCGGAGATCGGGATGGCGCAGCGGACGGTCGCGGCGTATGAATCCGGCGAACGGCGGCCCAGCATTGATGTGGCGAAGCGCCTGGGGGAAGCGCTGGACTTTCCCTGGGCGGAGCTGTTTGAAGACGAAGCTGGCGAGGAGGTGGATGAGTGAAGATGCGGACGCGGTGGCTGAACGTGGTGCGGGAGATCAGGCTGGGGGAGCTGATGAAGCTGATCCCGGATGACGAGATGGTGATTATTTTCAATGATCAGGCCGGGGCGGACGGGTTCCGGGAGGAGGACGCGCTGTACAACGGGGAGGCGCTGGACTGGTGGAAGGAGCGGGCCGCGGGCACGGACATGCCGCGGATGCGGGTGACCGGGTTCCAGGCGCGGGAGCTGACGGACACGGTGGGGCCGGCGATCATGATCGTGGCGGATTACTGAAAAGCGTCCACGTGGACGCTTTTGACGGGGGGGCATGAATGTCCCGGACGAAAGGATGGGCAGAATGACAGAAGTGCATTGCGCGGAAACGGACTGCGAATACTGGAAAAAGCAGGGCGAGGATGGGGACGGGCTGTGCGGCTGCGAAAAGATTGAGCTGAACGCGGATATCATGTGCAACATGTTCCGGGCGCATACGGATCTGTCGCCGGAATACCGTGAAACGTTCTGGAAGCGCCTGAGGAGCCTGAAGGACAAGCACGAGTGCAAACAGGACGCCAGGGGAAAACGGTATGAGATCGCTGGGCTTGTGTGGTTTACCGACCAAGATGACCGCTGGGGAACGGACGGGATCTGGTTCACGGAGCAGCAGAGCGGGTTACGGTGCCTGGGGAAGGATATCCGCGAGCATGAGAAGCTGATACGGGAAAAGATTGCGGAGGTTTCTCCGGTCGGGAGCCTGCCGGAGGCGAACATAGACGATTTCTGATGCGCGCGAGAGCGGAGCGCGGACGAACGGACGGAAAGGGGTACGAGGATGTACAAGGGACTGATTGATAACCTGGCGTTTGTGTACGGGTTCGTGTGCAAGGGGCGCGGGAAGGTACCGGAGGAGGATCTGCGCAGCGTGGCTAACGGGGCGCACACCCTGGTGAAGCACGCGCCGGCGGTGCTGGGCGGAGAGGATGAGCAGGCGGACGACCGGGCGGATCTGGCGCTGGCCGGGGAGATGGACCGGCACATCGAGGAGGCCGTGGTTTTTCTGGAACACCTGGAGATCTGCTGATGCCGATGGAAAAGGGCCGGTATCCGGCGGACTGGAAGCGGATCGCGCTGGAGGTTAAAGAGGCGGCCGGGTGGCGGTGCCAGCAGTGCGGGAAGCAGTGCCGGAAGCCAGGGGAAGGACTGGAGACGCCGGGAAGGTCCGGGCACCAGTACACGCTGACAGTTCACCACAAGGACCACCGGCCGGAGAACTGCAGCGTGGAGAATCTGATTGCGCTGTGCGCCCCGTGCCATCTGCGGGCGGATGCCTCATGGCACGCGGAGCGGAGACGGAGACGAAAGGAAGGACAGGAACATGAAAAAGCAATACACGATCAGGGTGGAGGGCGGCAATCCGGAATTTGATGAGTTAGGGGATCTCGGGGAGGGGGTCCAGGCGGACGGGTTTGTCCTGCTGGTCATCCGGGACGGGAAACCGACCGATGAGGTCATAAATGGGATGACAACCATGGATCTGGCCCAATTCTTCTGTACGAATACGGAGGTTTGCTCCGTGCTATGCCAGGCCGCGGCGATCAGCGAAGGGATGCGGAAGGCAAGCCAGATCAGGGAGGAGATGGACAGCCGAAACAGCCGGATGAAGGCGTTCAGGGCTGTCGCCGAGATGATGAAGACGAAATTTGACGACGAGAAGTGACGGGTGATCTGCATTAAGGCGCTGCCGGGACGGGCCATGCGGATGAGGAACGACCGAGGGATACGAAGGAAAGGAGGGCCGCGGGATGGATTTGACACAGCTGCTGGGGATGCTGCAGGGCGTGCGCGGCCCGAACGGGAGCGGGGAGTATACGGCGAAATGTCCGGGGCACGACGACCGGACGGCCAGCCTGACGGTGGCGGAGAAGGAAAGCCGGAAGGACGGAAAAAGGCGGATCTATCTGTGCTGCCATGCCGGATGCGGGAACGACAAGGTGATGGCCGCGCTGGGGATCACAGCGAAGGACCTGATCGTGGATCCGGATCCGGCCCGGCCCGCTGCGAGATCGCAGCGCGGGGGCCGATCCGCTGCGAAATCGCAGCGGAGGGATGAGCCCACGGACGCGGACGCGCCGGCGGAAGCAGTGGATCCGGAGACGGGGGAGATCCTGCCGGGGACGACGGAGACGATCCATGGCGTGACGGTGCACACGGTGGAGAAAAAAGGCGAACCGGAGAAGGATCAGCTGAAGCCGGACTGGGAGCATCCGGACGCGGTTTACAGTTACACGGACGAGGACGGGAAGGAGCTCTTCCAGGTGGTGCGGCTGCACTACCTGGATGGGAAGCCCGGGAAGACCTTCCGGCAGCGGCGGTACGATCCGGCGGACCCGAAGGCGAACCGGGCCGGATACGTGAACAGCGTGCCGGCGGAGATCCGGGACAATACGCTGTACCGGATGCCGCAGATCCTGAAGGCGATCCAGGAGGGGAAGCCGGTCTTCGTCGTGGAAGGCGAGAAGGACGTGGAGACCCTGGAGCGGCTGGGGCAGGTGGCCACCTGCAACCCGGGCGGTGCCGGAAAGTGGCGGGCCGGGTACAGCCAGAAGCTGGCCGGGGCGGACGTGATCATCCTGCCGGACAACGACAGCGCGGGGAACGACTACACCGGACAGAACCACGCCTATGACGTGGCGCTGAAGCTGCAGGGGATCGCGAAGCGGGTGCGGCTGGTGGACCTGAAGGAAGCGTGCGCGGAGCTGCCGGAGAAGGGCGACATCAGCGACATGGTGGCTATCATGGGCGACACGGACGCCATGGACGCCCTGGCCCGGCAGGTGGCGGCCACCCGGGACTTTGATCCGCAGGCGGTGCCCTTCTGGCTGAGCCCCATGGAACAGGCGGAAAGGCTGTACGGCGCGGTGAAGGGGTACGGCGTGGAGAAAGGGTGCATCGTGCAGACCGGCAGCGAGGGCAGCAAGGCCCTGTGCGACTTCGCGGTGATCCCGCGGATGGAGCTGACCCGGGACGACGGGGTGAACACCAGCCTGCACTTTGTGCTGGATGGGTGGAACCAGAACGGCCGGAAGCTGGGGCGGGTGACCATCCGGGCCGCGGAGCTGGACAGCATGAACTGGGTGACGGAGAAATGGGGGTTTGACGCCAGCCTGGCGCCGGGGAGCACCACCAAGGGGAAGGTGGCCTGGGCCATCAAGAAGGTGGGGCAGATGACGGCGAAGCGGGTGACGGAATACAACCACACCGGGTGGCGGAAGATCGGCGGAAAGTGGTGCTACCTGTACCACGGCGGGGCCGTGGGGATGGACGGGATCACGGTGGACATGGGGGACGCGCTGAAGACCTACCGGCTGGACGGGGGCGGGGTGCCCGGGTTCGAGCAGATTCCCTTCCAGGAGGCGGCGAAGGTCAGCCTGCGGCTGAAGGACGTGATGCGGGGGGAGATCGGGATCGCGCTGCTGGGGACGGCCTACCTGGCCCCGCTGCGGGAGTTCCTGGGGGCCACGGACATCACGCCGGCGTTCGCGCTTTTCCTCTACGGGGAGAGCGGGACCCACAAGACGACGGCGGCGGCCCTGGCCATGGCCCACTTCGGAAACTTCCACGCGAAGAACCCGCCGGCCAGCTTCAACGACACGGGGAACCAGATCCGGAAGAAGGCCTTCCTGGTGAAGGATATGCCGATCCTGGTGGACGACTACCACCCGGTGAGCAGCGTGCAGGAGAAGCGGCAGATGGCCGCCACGGCGCAGACCCTGAGCCGGGCTTTCGGCGACGGGGTGGACCGGGGACGGCTGAACGCGGACAGCACCATCAAGTCCAGCACGCCGCCACGGAGCGTGGCCATCATCACGGGGGAGGACCTGCCGGCCATCGGCGCCAGCGGGCTGGCGCGGTACTTTATCCTGGACATCGACAAGGAGGACATCCCGGTGGGGAACGAGATGACGGAGATGCAGGAGCTGGCCCGGCGGGGGTATCTGCAGAAGGCTATGCGGGGCTACATCCTGTGGCTGCTGCAGCAGGCGGACGAGATGCCGGAGCGGCTGCACGGCATGTTTATCCAGTTCCGGGAGGATATCCGGCGGGAGAGCGGCGGGCAGCATGACCGGGCGCCGGAGACGGTGGCCTGCATCCTGATCGGGTATAGCCTGATGCTGCACTACATGCGGGATCTGGGGCTCTTTGACGCGGAGACCGCGCTGAAAATGCTGCAGGAGGCCCGGCGGAGCCTGATGGAAAGCAGCCGGAAGCAGGCGCGGGACATGGAGAGCGAGAAGCCCACGCGGATCTTCCTGGACGCGCTGAGCGAGCTGCTGAGCAGCAAGCGGGCGGCGCTGAAGGATCTGCGGCTGCCGGAGACGACGGATCCGCCGCCGACGGTGAAGATGATCGGGTACCAGGACAATGAATATATTTACCTGCTGCCAAATGTGAGCTTTGGCGAGGTCAGCAAGCTGTGCAGGGAGCAGGGGCAGGAGTTCCCGGTCAGCCTGAAGGCGCTGTACAAGCACCTGCGGACGGACGGGGTGCTGCGGGGGATCTCCAAGGAGGAGAACCCGACGCGGGTGAAGTGGATTGACGGGAAGGCCAACCGGCTGCTGTGGATCCCGGCCAGCGAGCTGCGGGGCGTGGCGACGGCGGACGCGGTGCAGACAAGGATGACGGACGTGAGCGGCGAGGAGCTGCCGGAGGAGTGGAAATGAAGATCCCGAGAAGATGGCCCTGCCCGAAGTGCGGGAAGCTGTACTACATCCGGAAGAACAGCCCGGACGAGTGGGACATCGTCGAGTGCTGCCAGATTGCCGGGTTTGCGCTGCGGCACTGCCCGCGGTGCGGATGGGTGCAGCGGATTGAACCGCGGGAGGATGAAGAGGTGAAGGCCATCCGGGAGCGGTACGGGAGGGTGAAACATGCCGGAGAAGCGGATCGGGACCTGTGACGTCTGCGGACGTCATAACGTAGAGCGGACGCTGATCGTCGGCGGGGTTGTGGACGGGCGGATCTATATCGGCTGGGTCTGCAGCCGGTGCCGGGCGGATCTGCGCCAGCTCCGGGAAGAGATGTTAAACCACGGGGGAAGCGAGAGCCAGGAGCCGAACCCGAGGGAATAAAAAAACAAGGAAGCGCACGCGCACCGCGGCCCGACGCCGGGCTCGCGCACCGCGCGCGGAATGGACAGGAGGGAAAAGACCATGACGATGCTGGCAAACAGAACGGAGACCAGGGCGCTGAGCCTGGCGGACTATGAGGCGCGGATCCATCTTTACAAGGAGCAGATCGGCGTCGGGTACATCGGGATTGGGCGGACGCTGAACGAGGCGAAGGCGGCCGGGGTGGTGGCCCACGGGGAGTGGGAGAACTGGGTGACGGAGGTCACCGGACTGTCGCCCCGGCAGGCGCAGCGCTGCATGAAGGCGGCGACGGAGATCAAGGACGGGAGCGCCCTGGCCCAGCTGGAGATGAGCAAGGCCCTGATGCTTTTGGGAAGCGGGCTGGACGCGGACGCCCAGGAGGCGATCGCTGCCCAGGCCGCGGAGGAAGGGGCCACCGTGAAGGCGCTGCGGGAGGAGATCCGGCAGGCGAAGGCCGCCCAGGAAGCCGCGGACGCGGAGAACGCGGAGAGCATCCGGGCGCTGAAGCTGCAGGTGGTAAACCAGACCGGGGCGGCCGCGGAGATCCGGGAAGCCCTGAAGCGGGCAGAAGGGGAACGGGAGAGCCTGAAGCAGCAGCTGCAGGCGACCATCAGCGCCTATCAGAAGCGGATGGAGGAAGAGACCGGGAAGGCCTATCAGCGGGGCAGCGATGAAGGGAGCCGGGAGGCGGAGCGGCATAACGCCAGCCTGCGGGACGCGCTGAAGCACAGCCGGGAGAAGACGGAGCAGCTGAGCGCGGAGCTGGCGGACGCGAAGGCGGCCGCGGAGCGGGACGCGGAGGAGCGGATCCGGGGAGAGTACCAGGGGAAGCTGGACTTCGCGAACGCGAAGGCGCGGGACCGGGAAGAACGGCTGAAGGACGTCCAGGAGGATCTGCGGCAGGCGCAGGCGGAGCTGGGCGGACAGTGGGACAAGGGCTTCGCGGCCCGGGCCCAGGAGATCGAAGCGAAGGAAAAAGAGATCGGGGAGCTGCGGGCGGAGCTGGAAGCGGCGGAAGCCCGGGAGGCGAAGCGAGCCGCGGAGCTGAGCGCGATGCGGAAGGAACGGACCCAGGCGGGCATGGACGCGGCACGGGGGATCGGGGCCCAGGCGCTGGGCGCGGTGGATCTGGCCGCGGCGGTGCGGGACTTCATCGGGCGGGCCGGGGTGCTGCCGCAGATGGGGAAAATGATCAGCGGGATGAGCGCGAAGGAAAGGGAGACCATCCTGGCCAACGTGGAGACCGTGGGGAAATGGTTCCATGACAGTCTGGCCGCCCTGGGCGTGGTGAAGGCCGACGCCCGGATCCAGTGAAGGGGGTGGGCCGGATGACGATTGACGAACTGAACGGGCTTTTCCGCGACATGGATATGGGGAAAAGGACCGAGGACGGGCGCGTCCTGTACCATGCCAGCTGCCCATGCCATCCGGACCGGCACAGGGGCTTGAGCATCCTGGTGAAGCGGGACGGAGACGGGCAGATCAATGGGCTGAAGCTGACCTGCCAGGCAGGGTGCAGCGCGAAGGAGATCATGGCAGCGGCGGGCCTGCCGGAGCCGGAGGGCGCCGGGGAGCTGGTGGCGCGGGAAGGCGAAGCGATGGTGCCGGCGGAGACGGTGCGGGAGATGGCGGTGGCCATGAGCGCACAGATGGGGGCGCTGGCGGAGATGCTGCGGGTGACCAATGAGCGGATGGCGGCCATGGAGGCGGCCATCCGGACGCTGGAGAAGGTGACGCCGCAGCAGGCCTACAACATTAACAAGGCCATCCGGGAGCGGGCCGCGGAGCTGTGCCGGGAATACCGGATGGGGACGATGGTGACGCCGGGGGCAACGGAGGACATCGCCAAGACGGTGCAGGCGCCGGAAAAGGCCCGGTTTGAAGTGAACCGGGAGAAGGCGAAGGCGCTGGCCACGGCCATCCGGCGGGAGGTCCGGGGGGCCACGGGGGCCCGGAACATGCAGGCGGTGGCCCGGTGCGACTACGGGACGGTGATCAGCATGATCATGGACTGGGATGATTACGAGAAGATCCAGCGGATCCGGAAGGGGGGTGGGGCGGAATGATGGAGGATTATCTGCGGTTGATCGGGTTGACGCTGGTGCTGCTGGGCATGATGCTGGTGGCGCTGCTCTTCCTGGTGCAGCGGATGTGGAAAAGGATCCAGGGCATGAGCATGGTTCTGATGACCATGATCCCGGAGAACGAGATGAAGGCCCGGCTGGCCAATCTGGCCAGGCAGGCGGGCGAGGTCGAGAAGAAAAGAGGGAACCGGCATGATGGATCTGGAGCGGATGAAGCGGTTTGACGCGGAGATGCGGAAGCGGTTCGGGGTCCGGTGGGCCCCGCCGGTTCCCGTGGATCCGGTGGACGCGGATCCGGCGGCGGCTTCGCGGGAGAAGAAGGAGGAGCCGGAGCGGAGCCGGCCGAACCGGAAGGAGAACGAGCTGATGCTGAACCTGATGATCCTGCGGAACGCGCTGGTGTGCTACGGGCCGGCGGCGCGGGAGCGGGCGCAGCGGGCGGGGCCCACGGTGTGGCGGGACTTGCGGCTGATGACCCGGCTGGTGGAGACGGTGCAGGCGGCGCTGCTGAAAACCATGCCGGCGCGGCGGGATGAATACTATCAGACCTACGCCCAGCACGGGCATTATGAGCTGCAGATGAACGGGCCCATCCGGTCGAAGCGGCTGGTGCTGATCAGCGACAAATACCTGGGGGCGGTGTGCGAGGCGGCGATGGAGAGCGAGTGCCTGCAGTGCTTCCGGGAGGGGAACGAGATCGGCGGGTGCCTGCTGCGGCAGGCCATGCTGGAGGTGGCGCCGCCCAGGGAGGTGCAGGACGGGAAGTGGCAGCGGTGCGAGTACCGGGACGCGGCGGGGAGCCTGATCAAGAGCGAGGAGATCACGATTTGAGGGGGGAGGTTGGAAACCGTGACGAAGGCGGAGATGTACAAGGCGCTGGAGAAGTACGGGGATACCGACGGAATCAAGGTCCGCTATGTGCGGGACATGCTCATCGGGAAATATGATAAACCGCCGATAGGCGTGAAGCCCTGGTGGATTGCTATCCCGGAGCGAATCGCGGCTCTTTCAAGCGCCATCGAAAGAACTTCCGCCGATCCATGTAAGGCGAAGGTGGAAGAATGGACGATGGAGATCAACCTGCTGACGCTTTTGATGCAGAAGATGCGGCGGGGCAGCTGATCCATGGGAAGGACGTGACCATATGAAGGCGGGAAACTGCAGGAACTGCGGCGCGCCACCGGACGGGAGCGAGCGGTGCCCCTATTGCGGGACCCGCAGCGGGATCTTGGTGGAGGATGAGGCGACGCAGGGCGCGCCGGCCAGCTACATCGAGATCACCGCGGAGGGCATCCGGATCGGCGTGCTGCCAAAGATGGAAGACATGGTGCGGATGCAAAGGGCCAGAAGGATTTTAGGGCAATAAGGAGGGAGAAACATGAATCAGCATACGATCATCGGGAACCTGGTGCGGGATCCGGAGACGGGGACGACCCAGGGCGGGGTGAACTGGTGCACGTTCACCGTGGCGGTGAACAAAAGGGGGAAGCAGGACGAGGCGGTGTTCATCCGGGTGACCGCCTGGCGGGCCCTGGCGGACAGCTGCGGGAAGTGGCTGAAGAAGGGGCGGAAGGTGTGCGTGGTGGGCGAGAGCGACGCCCACGGATGGATCGGGCAGGACGGGGCGCCGCGGGCACAGGTGGAGCTGACCGCGCGGGACGTGGAGTTCCTGGGCGGCGGACAGGGCGGCGGGAACCGGGAGCCCACGGACGCGGACGCGCCGGGAGCGGGCCGGAGCGGGACGGGGACGACGGATCCGGAGACCGGGATGGCCGTGGTGGAACCGGAAGACCTGCCGTATAAAGGAGGAGAAGAGAATGAAGGTCGGGCAGTATGTGGCGATTGTGAACGGGGCGGCGCGGGCGGTCCAGGATATGAAGATCGTGCTGGAGGACGCGGACGAAAAGGTGACCATCAGCAGTGAGCTGCTGCAGGAGTGGCGGGAGAAGCTGCTGGCGCTGGTGATGCTGGTGAAGAGCGCGGAGATCAGCTGAGGCGGCGGGAGCTCGCCGGAGAAATGGACAAAGGGGGCCTGAGGGGTGGACGCAATCACAGTTTTCAAGCGGGTGCGGGCGGCGGACGAGGAGATCGGCCGGCTGGAGAGGCAGAAGCAGCAGCGGTGGGAGGTGCTGACCAGCCTCTCCGCGCCTCAGGCCGACCCGAACGGGGGCGGGCACGGCAGCCGGGATCTGGACAAGAACGGGCGGATCATGGCGGACATTGACATGCTGGAAAGGAAGATCCAGCGGCGGCAGGAGCGGAAAGAGGCGGAGACGGTTGCGGCGCTGCTGCTGGTGGATATGCTGCCTGACCTGGAGGGGACCGTGCTGCACGCCTACTATCTGATGCGGAAGGGAACTGCGGAGATCGCCCGGGAGAAGAACTATACCGCGGGGTACGTGCGGCGGGTAAAGCGGCAGGGGGAGCAGCTGCTGGCCATCCTGCCGCCGGAGCGGGTGGCGGGGACGCTGCCGGGGTGGTATCTGAAGGAAAACGGGGAGACCGGGAAGGGGGGAGAAGGATGAAGTACGCGAAGGCGGACGCGACGGAGAACCGGGCGGAGAAGCCGGAGCCGGACTGCGACACCTGCGTGAGGCGGAACGGGTGCGCGCGGGCCCAGAGCGGGAGCTTCTGCACGCAGTGGCGAAGCCGGGAAGCGGAACCGGAAGGGAAGGACCCGAACGCGGCGTGGCTGCGGGGGGACGAATACGCGGACTCTTAAGCGGGCGGGGCTGGACAGGGGCCCTGCCTTTTTTTTTGCGTAAAAATAGGAAGGAAGCCACGCCGGGGAGCGGGGTGTGCACACGTGGGAACGGGGTGATCACACGTGGGAACGGGGAATCCACCAGGTGGGAACGTGTGTGGAACGAGCGTGGAACGAGCGGGAACAGGGTGCACACAGGCGTGGCACAGGTATCCAGCAGCGGTAGCGCTTGAAGGCGCGCGGAAAGTGTGATAAAGTGCAGGCTGTCAAAGTGAGGCGAACGGAGGACGGATCGCCGGCCGGGTGACATTACCCCCACCCAGGACCGAGCGGCCGCCGCGGGCGCCTTTTTCTTTTGGCCCGGCGCGTTCACCTGTCCTGGCGCGCCGGATCCGAAAAGGATGACCGGCGATCCGGCCGGAAAGGAACGGGGAGCGGAAGGCGCCGGGCGGACCCCGCGGGCTGAAGCGTGTACGCGGGCCGGCGGACTTCTGCCGGGATCCGGGAAGGGATGGACGCGGCGAACGGGAGAAACCTGGGCAGGGGCCTCCCGGGGCGTCGCGGGAAAAGTGATCATACGCACGCGCACCGCGAGGGCTTGACGCCCCGCGCACCGCGCGCGGAGAAGACGAGCGCAACGGCAAACATGGCGAAAGAGTGGTGCGCGCGCGCACCGCGAGGGCGCGAGCGCCCCGCGCACCGCACGCGGAGAAGACGGGCGCAATGGCGAACGGGGCGAAAGAATGGTGGGGACAGGAGTGAAAACGTACAAGAAGAGCGATCCGTTTTATCACTCCAAGGAGTGGAAGCGGATCCGGATGGACGCGCTGCAGCGGGATGGCGGAATGTGCCAGGACTGCATGGACCGGTTCCGGGCCGGGATCATCCGGAAGCCGCGGCGGGCTGTGATTGTGCACCACATCATCCCCCGGAGCGAGCGGCCGGACCTGGAGCTGGTGATGGACAACCTGCGGAGCCTATGCAGTAAGTGCCACGAGGAGCACCATCCGGAGAAGAGGAGCAAGGCAAAGAAGACCGGCGGGAAGCGGTCTTCTTTTTCTATGCGGGTGATTAAGGTCTGAACGCAGAGAAGAGGGGCAGGCGGAAAGAGGGAGCAACGCGCGCGCCCCGCGCACCGCGCGCGGAGAAGACGAGCGCAACGGCGAACGGGGCGAAAGAGTGGTGGACTGGGGCAGGCAGACGGTGAACAAAAAGGACAGGTGGAAAGATGGAAGACGGAAGGAGAAACACGGGGCTGCAGAAGGAGCACTGGCGGCAGATCACGGACCCGGACGCCCGGCGGATGTACGGGCGGCTGTGCGAGGCCTGCGAGGGCCGGCCGGGCGGGATCACGGACGCGGATCAGATGATCGTGGCGGACGTGTGCTACGCGGAGCAGATCAAGGGGCTGCTGCGGGCGGACATCGCGGAGCGGGGCATCGGGAAAGAGGTCCGGAACGGCCGGCAGACCTACTGGCAGGATAACAAGAGCCTGGCGCAGCTGCGGGGGTTCACGGAGAGCCAGCGAAAGCTGCTGGCGGAGCTGCGGCTGACCCCGAACGGACGGAAGGCGGCCTCCGTCGAGCTGGACGACGATTTTGACAGCTTCCCAGACTGAGATTCCGCTGGGTAGCGCGGACGGGCGCGGGAACGCCCCGGTTTTGGCCCCGGCGGGGGGCGCCGGGGGCCTGCGGGCTTCCGGACGGGGAAACGCCCGGCGGGAGGCTGGACGCGCTCAAGAGGAATCGCACGCGCACCGCGGGCCGACGCCGGCCTCGCGCACCGCGCGCGACATGGGCCCCAAAAGGCCGCAAAATGGAAGGGCCCCGGAGCGCGGAAGCGGGAGGACGAAAAACGCCGTCCGGGAGGCCGGAAAAGAGCGGGCGAAGGACGCGGACCGGCCGGAGAGCACGGCGGTGCAGCGGGCGATGGATTACGCCCGGGACGTGACCTGCGGGCGGATTCGGATGGGCGAAAAGGTCACCAAGGCCTGCCAGCGGTTCCTGGATGACCTGGCGAGGGCCGGACAGGATCCGGCACGGCCGGAGATGCGGGACGACAGCTGGCCCTGGATCTTCGACGCGCACAAGGCGGGCCGGCCGGTGGACTTCATCGAGCGGTTCCTGCGGCCCACGAAGGGCGACTACGACAAAATGACCCTGATGGGCTGGCAGTGCTTCATCGAGTGCAACCTGTACGGATGGGTGCACCGGGAGACGGGGCTGCGGCGGTTCCGCGAGGGTCTGATCATCGTCGGCTCCGGCAACGGCAAGAGCACCATGGTGGCCGGGAACGCCACCTTTGCCGCCTGCAAGGACGGCGAGCGGGGCGCGGACGTCTACCTGCTGGCGAACAGCAAGGACCAGGCGGGCATCGTGTTCGAGGAGTGCAAGGGACAGATCGACAATTCCCCGGCGCTGGCCAGCCGGTTCCGGACGCTGCGGGATGGCGTCTACTACGACAAGATGAACGCCAGGATCCGGCACCGGAGCAGCGACAGCAAACGGCTGGACGGGTTGAACCCGCACCTGGCGATCTTTGACGAGATCCACGAGTACCGGGACTTCAAGCTGATCAACATCATCGCCCGGAAGACCATCAAGCGGACGCAGCCCCTGATCCTGTACATCACCACCATGGGCAACGTCATCGACGGGCCGCTGGCGTACTACTACGACCAGTTTACGGACGCCATGAACGGGAACCTGAAGGCGGATGTGGCGGACAGGATGTTCGCGTACATCGCGGAGCTGGACGCCACGGACGACATCGAGGACACCCGGAACTGGATCAAGGCGAACCCGGGCCTGGGGTACACGCTGCACCTGGAAGAGCTGAAGGAGAAGTGGGAGCGGAACAAGCTGATTCCCAGCGAGCGGGCGGACTTCATCTGCAAGCAGCTGAACATCATGGTGAACGCCGACGACATGGCCTTTGTGCAGCCGGAGGTGATCCGGCGGAACCGGGAGACCATGGATCCGGAAAGGCTGCTGGGGCGGCGGTGCTACGGGGGGTTTGACCTGTCGAACCGGGAAGACTTCACGGCGGCGGCGCTGGAGTTTCCCCTGGAGGACGGGAAGAGCTTCGTGCTGCTCCACAGCTGGGTGCCAAAGCGGAAGGTGGATCTGGACCAGGAGAAGATTGACTACTACGGACTGGCCATGAAGGGGCATCTGACGATCGTAGACGGGGAATACATCCAGCAGGAGGATGTGTACCGGTGGTTCGCGGAGATGAGCTGGCTGTACGAGATCGTGACCATCGGATACGACCCGGCCAACGCCACGAGGCTCCGGCAGATGCTTGAGGCCGGGGGGAAGATCGACGGGAAGAGCGTGCAAGCGTTTGAGTGCCAGGTGGTGCGGCAGGGGCCCATCACGCTGAACGACCCCATGAAGGACATCAAGGAGATGCTTCTGGCGGGGCAGGTGGTGAGCAACTGCGACCCCATGCTGACCTGGTACACCGACAACGTGCGGATCAGCGGGGAGCGGCGGCATCTGGACAAGGAGAACTGGATGCCCATGAAGCGGAACAAGTTCCGGAAAATCGACGGATTTATGGCCTGGCTGGACGCCCACTGCGTCAGGATGCAGAAGATGCCGGCGGGGACGGACTATATTGCGCCGGCGATCCGGGTGGTGGAGCTTGGAAGCAGGAGACGGACGCGGGGGTAGCGCGGAGGAGCGGCGGGCCGCTGACCGGGGCAGTTCGCCCCGGGAGGGCGCCTCCCGGCTCCGTTCAGGACGCAGCGGTACAAAGGCGCCAGCTTCGCCGGAGGCTCGCTGCCGCCTAAGTACCGGCGTCCTTCAAGGCCTCCCGGATGCGAACAGCCCCGCGCGGCCCTTGGGGGCCCGGGCGTATCGCGGGGCGCGACGTGAGGAACACGAAGAAAGGGTGAGAGGATGAGGAACCCATTCAGGAGAGCCAAGGCGCAGGCGCGGGACAAGCCCAGCGTCCGGACCACGCGGAGCCTGCGGACGCTGAACCGGCCGCGGGCGGACGCCACCATCCAGGGAAACGAGGCCATCTATGCCGCGGTATCGAGGATCAGCAACACCATCGCGGCGATGCCGATCCACTACTACAAGGGATACGAGATCCAGAAGGACCACCCGATGGAGCGGCTGATCAGCCTGGAGCCGCACCCGAATTTCACGGCGTTCACCTGGCGGCAGACCATGGAGGTCATGCGGAACACGGAGGGGAACGCCTACGCGCTGCGGGTGCCGGACAATTTTGGGCAGACGGTGCGGCTGGACATCCTGAACCCCACGCGGGTGACGCCCCAGATTGACCCGGAGGACGGGAGCATCTGGTACGCCATCACGATGGACGACGGGAAGCAGGCGCTGGCGCCGGGCTTCCTGGTGATCAACCTGCGGCACATGAGCGCCAACGGGATCAAGGGCATCCGGCCCATCGACGTGCTGCGGCGGAGCCTGGACTACGACACCCAGGTGAAGAGCTTGAGCCTGGACCAGCTGGACGGGGTGAACCACGGGGTGGCCCTGACCATCCCCAGCACGGGCTTGAGCCAGGAGGCGAAGGACGAGGCGGTGGACCGGTTCCTGGAGACCTACGAGAAGAGCGGGCGGAGCGTGGTGATCCTGGAAGGCGGCATGACCGCCACGAACTTCTCCAGCAGCCCGGTGGACGCCCAGCTGCTGGACGTGGAACGGATCACGCGGAACCGGGTGGCCACGGTGTACAACCTGCCGCCCCACCTGCTGGGGGACTACACGGACACCAGCTTCGGCACCGCTGAGCAGCAGATGATGGAATATCTGCAGCTGACCATCACGCCCATCGTGGAGCAGTGGGAGGAGGAGCTGAACCGGAAGCTGATCACGCCGGAGGACTTCGCCGACGGGTACCGTTTCCGGTTCGACATCAACCAGCTGACCCGGACGGACGTGAAGACCACGGCGGAGCGGAACCAGATGGCCATCCGCGGCGGATGGCGGAAGCCGAACGAGGTGCGGGCGGAGCTGGGACTGCCGCCGGATCCGGTGGGCGACCTGCTGATGAGCAGCCGGGACCTGATCCCGCTGCGGATCGCGGTGGAGCATCCGGAGCAGCTGCTGGGCGGCGCGGCCGCGCCGGCAGCGCCCGCGGAAAAGGAGGAGTAAGGGGGCTTTCCGATCGCCCCCTTACGATCCCCTTCGGCTCGCTTGCGAGGATCGCAAAAAGCGGATCAGAAACGAATCTGAGGGAAAGGAGGATAAGGAGCCTTGAAATTTTGGAACCTGATTCCGGACGCAGAGACGCCCAGTGATGGCGTGCTGGACATCGAGGGGCCCATCGCTGAGGAGGACTGGTTCGAAGACGCGACCACGCCCAAAGCGTTTAAGAAGACCCTGGCGGGACTGAAGAACGTCACCGTGCACATCAACAGCCCCGGCGGGGATGTGCTGGCCGGCGCAGATATCTACAGCGCGCTGCGGGAGCACAGCCTGAACGGCAAGGGCCGGGTCAAGGTGATCATCACCGCCCTGGCGGCCAGCGCGGCCAGCGTGGTGGCCATGGCGGGGGACGAGATCCTGATCAGCCCGGTGGCCTACATGATGATTCACAACCCGTGGAGCATGGCGGTGGGCGACGCCCGGGAGATGCGGAAGACCGCGAAGACCCTGGACGAAATCACCGAGGGGCTGATCACCGCCTATCAGCAGCGGACCGGGAAGAGCCGGGACCAGATGAAAAGGATGCTGGAGAACGAGACCTGGATGAGCGCCCAGACCTGCGTGGACGAGGGCTTTGCGGACGGTATCTACGGCGGGGAGATCCGGGCGGCGGCCTGCGCGGGGGCCGGCATGCTGACCAGGGCCACGCCGGAGAGCGTGCGGGAGCTTTGCGCCCGGTGGGAGAAGGCCCGCGGGGCGAAAGCCGCGGAGGAAGAACCGGAAGATCCGGAAAAGCCGGAAGCGCCGGAAGAGCCGAACGAAGCGGAAGCAGAGAAGGCGAAACGTTCGGAAAAACGACGGGCGAAAACGGATCCGGAGGAAGCGCCCGGCGCGGATCCGGCGGAAGAGGACCCGGAAGATCCGGACGAAGACCCGGAGGAAGACCCGGAGGACCGGGCCGCGGACGCGGACGGGGAAGACCCGGATGAGGACGACGGGGAGGATCCGGAAAAACCGGAGGAAGAGCCGGATAACGCGGACGGGGATGAGGAAGACCCGGACGGGGACGACGGGGAAGATCCGGAAGAGCCGGAGGACGCGGACGGGGATGAGGAAGACCCGGACGGGGAAGATCCGGAAGATCCGGAAGACCCGGAGGAGGAGCCGGAAGACCGGGCCGCGGAGACGGCGAAGCGGGCGGAGATCGCCCGGCGGGCCGCCATCCTGGCCGGGCTGGAATGGCAGCAGTAAGACAGGCGCGCGCAACCTGAGGCCGGCGCCGGCCCCGCGTGCTGCGCGCGGGCAAGGAATCGCGCACGCACCGCGGGCGCAAGCGCCTCGCGCACCGCGCGCGGAATGGAGGGAGAACAGAGTGAAGCTGCACGAGATCATGAACCAGATCACCGCCCTGGGGGCGCAGATCCGGGCGAAGAGCGCCGCGCTGGCGAAGGACGCCCTGGATACCACGATCCCCCTGGCGGAGATCGAGAAGCAGCAGGCCGACATCGCGGACATGCAGAAACGCATGGCCGCGCTGCAGGACAGCTACAACAGCGAGAAGGCCGGCACGGAAGGCCGGCTGAACCCCATCAACCCCGAGGAGAAAAAGGAGGAGAAGAAAACCATGAACGAGATCAGGAAGAGCAACGAATACGCGCGCGCTTTTGCCTACGCCATGAAGCACGGCCTGAACGCCCTGAACGGCATGGGCAACGAGAAGGTGAAGATCCTGTACGACGCGCTGACCGAGGAGGGCGGCACCCCCGCCGGCACCGACGGCGGATTCCTGGTGCCCGAGGATATGGACCACCAGATCCGGGAGCTGAAGCGGCAGCTGGATCCCCTGAGCGCGCTGTTCAACGTGGAGACCGTGAACAGCTACACCGGCTGGCGCGTGATCGACACCGCGCCCACCGCGGGCATGACCCTGGTGAACGAGATGGGCACCATTCCCACCGACGATCAGCCCGCCTTCGTGAAGGTGCCCTTCACGCTGGACAAGTACGCGCTGCGGCTGCCCGTTTCCAATGAGCTGCTGAGCGACGAAGTGGCGGGCCTGATGGCCTACCTGAGCCGCTGGTTCGCCCGGAAGCAGGTGCTGACCGAGAATGGCCTGCTGATCGCCGCCCTGAAGACCCTGACGGCCTCCAGCATCGTGCCCAGCGGCACCGGCAAGACCGCCATCGACGGCTTCAAGACCGCGCTGAACAAGGCGCTGGACCCGGCCATCAGCCTCTCCAGCGTCATCATCTGCAGCCAGAGCGCCTTTGACGCCGTCGACCAGATCGTGGACGACCAGGGCCGCGGCCTGCTGCAGCCCAACCCGGCGAACGCCACCGAGATGCGGATCCTGGGCCGGCCCGTGCACGTGGTTTCCGACGCCTACCTGCCCAACGGCACCGGCACCGGTACCCCTGCGGAGATCTTCATCGGCGACGGCCGCGAGTTCGCCACCCTGTTCCAGAAGGACGGCTTCGAGATCGCCAGCACCAACATCGGCGGCAACGCCTGGGCGACCGACAGCACCGAGATCCGGGGCATCAGCCGGATGTGCGTGAGCAAGTTCGACGCGGCGGCCATGGTGCGGCGGAACATCGCGCTGTAAGCCGGAGCCGACAGGAACGTTGAAACTGTCTGGCGCTGATGGGAACGTCGGGGACAGTCCTGCCGTTCCGCTGACGCGGAACGGAACAGGGCCGTCCCCTTGTTCCCCGTGACCTTATTCGGTGAGGTGACGAGATGCGAAGCAAGGAGAACGTGGCCCGGCTGGAGATCCTGGTGGAAGAGATGCGGGCCGAGATGGAAACCATGAAGCAGGAGATCGCGGCGCTGAAAAAGGAGGCCCCGACCGAAAAGGCGGAGACCACCCGGAAGCGCGGCGGGAAGAAGACCGCGGAATAAGCGGAGAGGAGGCGAACCGTGGACAGCATGATGGACATGGTGCGCCGGTTTGCCGGGGCGGACCCGAACGCCGAGGACCAGGTGCTGGAGATGTGCCTGGAAGCCGCGGTGGCATGGTACGAGGGCGCCGGGGTGCCGGCGACCACGGGCGGAAGCCTGTACACCTTCTGGGTCGCCAACCTGGCGGCCTGGATGTATGACAACCGGGGGAACGCGGACAGCAACGCCGAGATTCCCCGCTACATCGTGGCCAGCGTGCACCAGCTGCGGAGCCGGAGCGGAAGGAGCGGCGCATGAGGACGATGAAGAGCGGGGATCTCCGGCACCCGGTGACCCTGCTGCGGCCTGAACGGAACGGCCGGACCGTGGAGTGGGTGGAGGCCGCGCACATGTACGCGGCCAAAGCCGACGTCAGCGGCCGGGAGTTTTACGAGGCGCAGGCCTATCACATGGAGGACGTGGTGACCTTTACCCTGCGGCCCGTGGAGGGCATCAGCGCCAGCTGGCGGATCCGCCACGGGGAGGACACCTACAACATCATTGAGGTGAACCACCTGGGGTACATGGGAGACTACATCCGGCTGAAGTGCCGGATCGTGACGGGAGGCGGCACCTGACGCGCCAGGCGGACGGGAGGTTACATTCCACGCGCGCGCACCGCGAGGGCTTGACGCCCCGCGCACCGCGCGCGGAGAAGACGGGCGCAACGACCAACGGGGCGAAAGAGTGATGCGCACACGCACCGCGAGGGCTTGACGCCCCGCGCACCGCGCGCGGAGAAGACGGGCGCAATGGCCAACGGGGCGAAAGAGTGGTGCGCGCGCGGAGAAGACGGGCGCAATGGCCAACGGGGAGAAAGTTACATGGACCAGATTGAGAAGCTGATCGAGACGCTGAACCAGGAGATTCCGGAGGTGATCTTTGACCGGGACGCCCTGGACGTGGCCCGGCCGGAGGACTGGGGCGCGCTGGAAATGCGCGGGGACGGAGAGGATCAGTGGGCCGACGACCAGCCCGTGGACACCGTGGAGACCGCCGACCTGTTTTTGGGCGTCGGCGACCGGAAGAGCTGCTGGCGGCACCGGATTGAGGCGGCGCTGAAGAAATACGACGAGGAGACCGCGTGGATCCGGTGGAGCCTGCAGGAGCGGGCCTGGCAGCCGGTGATCCAGAAGAGCCTGTGGCGGTGGCGGATAGCGTTCCTGGAGCCCATGGGGGGCGAGGAGGACGCCGGGGAGGCTGAGGAAGATGGCGAGGGCTAACAGCTACGACGTGGAGCTGTGCAGCGAGCAGCTGGGGAAGCTGGGGCGGCCCATGATCCGGCAGATCGTGGAAGCCGGGGCCGCCGCGTCCATCGAACGGCAGCGGAGCAGCATCCTGAGCCGGCACAGCCGGACCGGGGACATGGGCGCGAGCGTGCAGGCCGGACAGTACCGGGAAACCCTGGGGGGCGGCAGCGTGGCGGTCTATCCCCAGGGCACCGACCGGAAGGGCGCGGACAACGCCGTGAAGGCGTTCGCCGTGAACTACGGCCGGGGCGGCCGGCGCGGACCCCACAGCGGCGACAAGTTTCTGACCGGGGACACGGGCGCGGAAGGCGTGATTCAGGCCGCGATGCAGGCAGAGAGCGACCGGCTGATGGGCAGCCTATGAAAGACGGGAGGAGATAACAGATGGTAATCAAGGTGAAGGGCCTGACCTGGGCGCCGTACACCAGCGGCGGAGACGGCGCGGCGATTGTCTACGGAACCGGAAAGGCGGAGCAGGATCTGGTGGTCCGGGTGGATCAGAACGAGGAGCGGAGCGACGTCTCATTCTACGCGGACGACCACGAGATTGACCACGACAACAGCGTGAACGGGGCCACCGTGAGCATCGAGGCGGCGAAGCTGACCGACGACATGCTGGAGAACATGCTGGGCATGATCAAGGGCACCGATACCCTGAGCATGAGCACGGACGAGAGCCCCTACGTGGGCGTGGGCTTCATCCACGGGCGGATCCACTGTGGGGTGAAGAGCTTCAAGGCGTACTGGTACCACAAGGTGCAGTTTTCCCGGGGGCAGCGGAGCTTCAACACCAAAGGCGAGCAGACCGCCTACCAGACGGAGAGCCTGGAGGGGAACGCCATGGCCGTGCAGCTGACCGCCAACGGGAAGGACGTCTTCTTCGACGAGAGCCTGGAGCTGGAGAGCGAGGCGGCCGCCCGCACCTGGCTGAATACCAAGGCGGGCCTCTGAGACGCCGGGTGAGACCGAGCACGCGGGAGGGGGGGTTTTCTCCCGCTCCCGCGGTTTTTTCGTTTTTTGGAGAAAAGGACAGGAGGGGCAAGATATGACCACGGTACGGATTGAAAATCGGGATTATGAGCTGCGGTTCGACCTGTACGCCATGGAGCGGGTCGAAGAGGAATTTGGCGGGATGCGGGAGATGCTGAGCGAGCTGAGCGGCGGGAAGCAGGTCAGCGCGCTGAAGAAGGTCTTCCGCATCATGGGAAACAGCGCCCTGAGCTGGAGAGGGTGGGAAGAGAGCCTGACAGGGCAGGAGATTCTGCGGCTGACGGTGGCGGAGATGGCGGACGTGAGCCGGGCACTGCAGGCGGAGATCAAAAAGAGCATGAAAAAGGAGACCGCGGACGGGAACGAGGCGGACGACGAGAGCCACGACCTGTACACGGATGAGGATGACGAAAAAAACGCATGAACCGGCGGGAGATGCGCGTCCGGGAATATTACGGGTGCGCGCTGATCGCCGGGATCGCGGTGGAGGACGCCCGGCGGATGATTCCGGGGTTCGTGATGGATATGTACCGGATCCGGGAGAAATATGACCGGGCGCATATGACGCGGCTTTGATGGCTGGAGGGGCGAGGGATGGCGGAGAAGTCGATCAAGCAAAAAATAGAGCTGACCGGGGAAAAGCAGTACAGCGCGGCGATTAAAGAGGCCCAGCGGAACCTGCGGACGCTGCGGAGCGAGCTGAAGGCGGAGAGCGCGGAGCTGGGGCGGAACGCCAGCGAACAGCAGAAGAACGAGGTCAAGACCAAATCCCTGAAAAAGCAGATCGCGGAGCAGGAGAAGGTGGTCGAGACCCTGAAGGCCGCCATGGAGCAGGCCAAAAAGGAGTACGGGGACAACGCGGATGTGCTGGCGAAGTGGGAGATCAAGCTGAACGACGCCCGGACCACCCTGGCGAACATGAAGAGCAGCCTGGAGGACGTCAGCAGCGGGGCCAGCAATGCCACCAGCGCCTTCAAGGACGTGGCCACGGAGGCCAACACGGGCGTGACGGCCACCAAGTCCTTCGCGGACGCCATCACGGCCGTGGGGGACGCGGGGAACGCGGTGAGCGAGAAGATCGGCGGGATCTTCAGCGGGATGATTGACTTTATCAAGGAAGCGGCCGCGACGGCGTTTGAGGAAGTCAGCGCCCTGGCCAGCAAGGCGAATGAATGGGGGGATCTGGCGGGCTTCTGGAACACCAGCGCCACCAATATCCAGAAGTGGTACCACGCGGTAAACAGCGCCCACGACAGCTTCGACGACCTGAACGGCGCCGTGACCCGGATCATGGCGAACACGGACAAGGCGGCGAAAGCCAGCAAGGTCAGCGCGAAGGCGTACACGGATAACTGGGAATACGCCATGGCCGTCATGGACAGCCTGGCGGGCATGAGCTACGAGCAGAAGCTGGCGGCCAGCCAGGAGATCTTCGGAGAGAAAAGGGCCACGAAGATCCTGGATCTGCTGAACGACTGGGAAACGATCCGGGGGAACCTGGCCGGGTTTGACGTGGAAAACGGCGGCATCGGCATGACCGAAGAGCAGATGAGCGACATGAGCGAGCTGGCGGAAAAGGTCGACCACATCAGTGAGACCTGGAGCGCGTTCAAGGACAGCTTTGAGGCGGGGGCCCTGGGGCAGCTGAGCCTGGATCTGGCGGGGAGCGCGCAGGGGGCCCTGGACGCGCTGATCAAGTTCATGAGCGCGGAAGGCGAGGAGGAACGGGAAGCGGCCCTGGCGGAGATGGAGAAGAACATCAAGGACTTCTTCACCCGGCTGGGGGAGGCCATCGCCGGCGCGGCGGAAGCCCTGGACCAGGCCGGGCAGGAGATGCAGGGCAGCGAAAACGGCTGGGTTCGGACCATCGGAAGCGTACTGAGCACGCTGAGCGACCTGCTGGAGTGGTTCAGCAAGGAAGACAATATCAACCTGGTGCTGAAGGGGTTCGAGAGCCTGGCGGCCTTCTGGATCGCCGGGAAGGGGCTGGCCATGGCGGGGAAGATCGCCAGCATGGTGGCCAACATTAAGGTGATTCAGGGATTCAAGGGGCTGAGCTTCGGGAGCGGCGCGGCCACGGGCGCGGCCACCGGAGCGGCCACGGGCGCCGCCACGGGCGCCGCCACCGGGGGCGGGCTGAGCTGGGGCGCGGCCATCCTGGGGGCGGTGAAGGCGGCCATCCCCAACGCGCTGGTGGGCTATGCCGCCTGGGAGGGCTTCAAGGGGCTGCAGGCGGACACCGGGACCCAGATCAAAAAGGCCTTCGGGCTGGACACGAGCGTGGAAGAAGCCGTGGACGCGGTAAACAAGGCCCGTGGCATCAACACCATGGGCGACGTGGTGGAGGACATCAGCAACACGCCCAAGGAAAAGAACCAGGAGATCATGCGGACCATGTGGGACGCCCTGTGGAACCCCGGCAGCGCTGGCCCGAAGGCGAGGGCGGACGAGGAGCCCGTGGTCATCGAGGAAGTCGAGGACGTGAGCCTGGGGGACGAGGCGCTGCTGACGATGAACCAGCAGCAGCGGGATCTGGCGGAGGACTACTGGGATTCCCTGCAGGATCGGGACTTCGAGAAGCAGGACGAGCTGATCGACGAGATGAACGAGCTTTTCGGGGACGATCTGGGGACGATGGATCAGCTGCTGAACCTGATCCAGAGCCTGCAGGAGAGCGGGGACAACACCGGGATGGAGGATCTGCCGGACTGGTGGTTCAACGGGGGAAACAAGCAGAACGAGGGGCTCAGCAGCGGGGACATCAGCGGATTCCTGAGCGTGCCGGAGAAAATCAGCACCGCGGCCCGGGAGGGCGTCAGCAGCGGGATCAGCGGGATCCGGGTGACGCTGGACGGGTACACCGTGGGGCAGCTGGTGGCGCCCTACGTGAGCCAGGCCATCGGGCGGAGCATGCAGTAAAGGAGAGGGAAAGGCGATGATTTTAAGCCGGAGAGTGGCGCTGGACGGGGTGCAGCTGGATGAGGCGGACGAGCGGATCCTGATCCAGCGGATCAGCACCGAGAACATCAAGGGCAGCGCCAGCGCCGTGGGGCGCCTGAACCGGGACGGCAGCCGGCGGACCGGCGGCGCCCGGGAGACGCTGGACGTGGTGGTGCAGTTCACCATCAGGGCCTACGGGCGATACATGGAGGAGCGGGAAAGCGTGCTGGAGGCGGCCAACGCGTGGGCCGCCCGGGCGCTGAGCGTGGGCAGGTGGCTGACCACCAGCACGAGGCCGGAAAGGAAGATCCGGGTGCGGCTGGAGACGCCCGCCACCATGGACAACGCCCGGGACGCCACCGCTACCTTCAAGATCACCTTCCGCAGCTACGGGGTGCCCTACTGGGTGGACACGGACGACGCGAGAGGGAGCGGCGTCAGCGGCAGCGGGATCAGCGGGAGCCTGACCCTGCCGTGCGGCGGGAGCGCCCGGACGGCGGCGGACGTGACGCTGGAGAACACCAGCGGCGCCACCATCAACACCGCCACCGTCACCGCGGGGAGCAGCAAAATCGAACTGAGCGGGCTGGGGATGAACGCCGGGGAAAGCCTGGTCATGGACCACGACAGCGAGGGAATTCTCCGGATCCGGATCCAGAACGGGAGCAGCTACCGGAGCGCGCTGAGCTGCCGGACGGCGGGGAGCGCGGATGACCTGTACATCTGGCCGGGCCAGAACACGGTCAGCTTCACCGCGCAGCGGGCCTGCCGGGCGCGGGCCTGGGCCCGGGGGCGGTACCTGTAAGGAGGATTTTGGACAATGGTATTGCTGAAAAGCGGCACGCTGACGCCTCGGATGGCGTTCACACCGGAGAGCATGCGGCTGGACATCCAAGAGCGGGACGGCAGCGCCACCATGAGCATCAAGATCGGGACGCCCGCCCTGGCCATCGGGGACTGGCTGCAGGACGACACGGAACCGGGAAAGGGCATCATCTGGCGGGTGAGCGGGGTCGAGACCGACTACAGCACGGACACCCAGCGGATCACCCTGGAGCACATCATCCACGTGCTGGATGATTACATCATGGACGGGGAATACGAATGGGACAGCATCAGCTGCGCCAACGCCGCGACGGCGGTGCTGGAGTGGAACCCGTGGTGGCGGCTGGGGAGCTGCGACTACAGCGTGAGCCTGCCGTACAGCTTCAACGGGGACAGCTGCATGGAGGCCCTGGAGACCATCAGCGACACCCTGGAGGACTGCGAGTGGCAGTTTGACCTGAGCCGCCTGCCCTTCCGGATCAGCCTGAAAAAGCCGGACACCAGCGTCCAGAGCGAGATGCGGTGCGGGCGGAACCTGAAGACCCTGAAAAGGTCCGTAAGCCGGAAGGGCATGTACACCCGGTTCTTCCCCATCGGGGAGGACGATTTGCGGGTGCCGGGGCGGTACCTGAGCCGGAACGAGGATAAATACGGGGTGATCTGCAAGACGGAGACGGAAAGCGGATACGACAGTGTAGCCATGCTGCACGCCTGGGCCGAGGGGCGGCTGCGGCAGCACTGCGAGCCCAGCGCGACCATCACCGCCACCGGGCTGAACCTGGCCCAGGCCACGGGGGAGCCGCTGGACAAGATGGTGGTCTGCCGGCGGTGCCGGATCCCGCTGCCGGAATATAACACCACCATCACGGAGAAGATCACCCAGCTGAGCTGGAACGACAAGATCGGGGATCCGGAGGGCGTCACGGTCACGCTGTCCAAAAACCCCCAGGACGTCTCCAGCATTTTCAAGAGCGAGAGCAGCAGCACGGCCAAGAGCAGCCGGAGCGGCGCGAAGAAGGCGAAGGAAGATCACGCCTGGTTCACGGACACGGAAGACCACGTGAGCATGACCGCGGAGGCCATCCTGGGGAAAAGCGAGGACGGCCAGGTCAACTGGAGCCGGATGGCGGACATCACGGTGAACGGGGACGGGATCTTCCAGAGCGTGACGGAGACCAAGGGCGACCTGGTGGTGGCCAAAAGCAACATCAATGTCCAGAAAAACTGGATCGACGCCACCACCAAGGCCATCGGGAAGGATGGAAAGGTGACGGCGGCGAGCCTGTGCCTGGCCATCAATAAGGACGGAAGCAGCGAGGCCCGGCTGGACGCGGACAAGGTCTACATCGGGAACGAGAAAAGCACCACGGTCATCAGGGGGAAGCTGAACACCAAAGACCTGTACGCGGAGCTGGCGAAGCTGGACTACATCAGCACCAAGGGCGTGGTGATCACGGACGGGGGCGTGCTGCGCTTCAGCGATACCCGGGACTATATCAGCGGCAGCATGGCTGGCGGGCTGATCACCGACCTGCGGATCACCCGGAGCGGGAACAACTATCAGATGCAGAAAAAAACCGTGCACACGCCCGGCAGCTGGGCGAACGTTGAAGACGGAAATTTTAGCCGGGCCGTCAGTTCCGTGGAGTGGAGCTGGACTGGCGGCGCGGCGAAGGCGGTTTTGAAGCCACAAAACCAGACATTCTACTCACCGGCCCTGGACATGATCTACGCGGGGGCGAAAACCTGGGACGCGGACAATAAGGGATTCAACGTGCCGATTTACGTGGATGACGCAAAGGGGACAACCGTGTTCAACGACGTGGTGCACTTTGACGCCAGCACGGCCTACAACGCCGGATACAAGGTGACGAGCGGCCAGGTCAGCGGCAGCGTCGGCGGCACCACGCCCACATCCGCCGGGACGTCGCCAATCAGCGGGCGGCGAAGCCTGGGGAGCGTGGCGCGGCCCAGCGCGGCCAGCTATGTGCTGATCAACCTGAGCGTACACGGGTACTCGATCCCGTGCTATATCACACTGACATAAGGGAGCGGAAAAATGACCGGCAGGGAAATGATTGAACAGGCCCAGGAAGGGCTGGGGGAAATCCGGGTGCCGATGGCGCTTTTTTGGGAGATCGGGAAGCCCATCCTGGAAACCATCGCCCGGCTGCAGGAGGGGCTGGAGGCCCTGGACGCGGAGAAGGAGGAGGCGGAAAAGGATGTTTAACGTGGACGAAAATACCGGCAAGGTGGAGATGAACGCGGGGGACACGGGCAGCTGGTTCATCGACGCGGAACGGGACGATGGCGTCCCCTTCACCAGCGCCGACCGGGCCGTGTTCACCGTGAAGGACAGTGCGAAACTGACCGTGCTGGAACGGGAATATGGGCTGGCGGATGAGGGCCTGGGAAACGGGACCGTGCTGATCCAGCTGGACAACAACGACACAGACGACTGGCCCGCGGGGGTTTATACCTACGAAATGCGGTACATCGTGAACCCGTACCGGGAAGACGGGGAGATCCGCAGCGGGGACATTGTGGACACGCCCGGCATTGACGGGAAAGGGGAGCCCATCCAGATGACGCTGAAGAGCGTGCAGAAGTACATTTAAGGGGGATGCGGGAGGCCAGGCGGGCAACGCGGAGAAGAGGGGACAACGCGCGCGCACCGCGAGGGCGCGAGCGCCCCGCGCACCGCACGCGGAGAAGACGGGCGCAATGGCGAACGGGGCGAAAGAATGGTGCGCGCGCGGAGAAGACGGGTGCAGTAAATTAAGGAGGTTATAAAATGGCTGATAATACGAGGGTCAGGATGACGGTGCGCGGGGCTGAGGTGGTCACGGTGCCGATTGATCCCACGCTGTCCATCGCCGGACAGGCCGCGGACGCGAAGGCCACCGGCGACGCGCTGGCGGGGAAGGTGAACACGGCCAGCATCATGGAGCACGTGCGGATCACGTTCGACGGGGTGCAGAGCGACAACCAGGGGCAGATCCTGGCCTACGCGGGTGACATCCCCATGGAAGAGGGCGGGGACAGCATCGCGGAGAAGCTGGCCGGCGTGGATGAGAGCATCGAAATCCTGGGGAACACCCAGACCATCATGGGCACGCGGATGACGGATATGCAGCTGGATTTGGCCACGCTGAAGGATAAGCGGGTCAGCGTGGACGCGCAGACCCTGACCGCGGCGCAGCAGACCCAGGCCCGGACGAACATCGGGGCGGCGGCGGACGCGGATGTGGTGAAAGCCACGAGCCAGAGCCTGAGCGATATCCAGAAGGCGCAGGCGCGGGTCAACATTGACGCGGCGTCGGCGGGGGCCACGGTGCTGGTCACGGAGCAGAGCCTGACCGACGCCCAGCAGATGCAGGCGCGGCGGAATATCGGGGCCGCCGGCAGCGGCGAGGCCGTGCTGGTGGCGGAGCAGAGCCTGACCGATACGCAGAAGGGCATCGCCAGGGCGAACATCGGGGCCGCGGGGACGGGCGACGCCGTGCTGGTAACGACGGAGCAGAGCTTCACCGAAAACCAAAAGGCGCAGGCCCGGCAGAATATCGGGGCCATGCCGGCAGATCTGGCGGCGGCGCTGGCAGGGCTGTGGCTCCGGCGGAGCTACGGGTACGAGTTTTCCGACCTGGCGGCGGGCGCTACCCTGAGCGTGACAAAGGCCAATTTCGAGATCGAAACCATTGAAGGATATGAGATTTTCACCGTGAGCCGCGTCTACTGCGCGAACGGAAACGCCGTTATCACCCGCTGGCAGGCGCAGGGCGAAGCCACCGTGGTGACCATCCGGAACATGGCTTCCAGCGCGATCAGCGGGACGGTCAATATTGACATGATCTACATCAAAAGCGGGCTGAGAGGCTGACAAGACAGAGGAGGGCGCGGCAATGGCCGAGAATCACGTGATTGAGGTGTACTACAGCGGGACGGGGAAAACCCGCACCCGGGCGGCGTACCAGTACGACTACGGGCAGGAACTGCATTTCATCGGGTTCCATGAGCTTCCGGGCACCTTCGAGGTGCATTTCAGCAACAGCCAGACGGGAGAGGCTACCACGCAGATCGGGACGGATGGCGTGGTGTCCGTGCCGGATATTTACCTGACCAAGGTCAAATCCTGTTATGCGTGGCTCTTCCTGCATGATGCGCAGACAGACGGGGAAACCCGGTATCTGATCGAAATCCCCGTGACGGCGCGTGCGAGGGCTACGGATGCCGAACCCACCCCCGTCCAGCAGGATGTGATCACGCAGGCGATTGCGGCCCTGAATACCGCCATGGAAGAGACCGGCAAAGCGCAGGGGGCGGCAGAGACCGCGCGGGATGAGGCTGTGAGCGCAAAGGACGCTGCTGAGGCGGCTGTGGGGAAATATAACGACATGACCGCCACCGCATCCGGCCTCCCTGCCGGGAGCGCACCCACGGCAGAGATTGACCATAGCGGGGATGCTCCTGTGCTGAAGCTGGGCATCCCGAAAGGTGACAATGGCGAGAAAGGCGACACTGGAGCCACAGGTGCTACAGGAGCGAAGGGCGATAAGGGCGACACCGGAGAACAGGGCATCCAGGGCGAAAAAGGCGATAAAGGCGACAAGGGCGACGCCTTTACCTATGCCGATTTCACAGAGGAGCAGAAGCAAGAGCTGGTGCAGGGGCCGATCCTGACGGCGCGGCAGGAAGCGGTGCAGGCGGTCAACACTGCCGGGGAAACTCAGGTCGATGCGGTGAACGCGAAGGGGCAGGAAGTCATCAATTCCATCCCGGCGGATTACTCTGATTTGACGGGTCAGGTAACTTCATTAAATCAGGCTTTAAAACCATATATCACAGAATACCCGATTGTACACCTTGGCGGACATGTGACAATCAATCAGGATGAACAGACAACAGAAGCA